GAATCAGTCCATGCTAACCATTTATCCTTTCTACTGGGTTTATCACCAAAACCTTCCATTTTAGGTTTATCCCATTCAACATCTACATGACATATTGACCGAACATCTTCATCAATAGGAGTCCTAACAACTTTTGAAGCGTCTTTACCAACAAATCCAGTGCTACCAAACAATTTATATTCTCCATCTCCCATGTGAGCTGCTACACTGTTTGGATGAACACCTTGAATTACGCAATTAACTCCATATTGTTGTTGCCGAAAAGTTCCACTCTCTGGCAAAAGTATATGTGATGGACTTATGGAAAATGCATCTTTATACCGTATGACATCTTTCTTAGTCAAAACGGCACCTACACCATAATTGTTATCATCTCCTCCAAGATGAAAACCTAATATAGCCGAAGGATTCTCCACAGCAAGTATAATAGACATACATCTACATTTTCCAACACCTGATGAAATGTAAGACATACCATCAAAAAATACTTTACTAGAAATATCACCTGGTATGGTGCAATGATTATTGGTACATCGATTGTCATGCTTAATCTCCATAACCTCGTTGACTTCGATACAACCATTAGAACGCCTATAAATCATTGAACCAAAAGGTGGTAGTCTATCCACATTGTCCATGAAATACTTTGACATATCGGCAAAATCACCAGATTTAGGGACTTCAACCACAACAAGGTCACCTCCATAGTACTTACAATCATCTAGTGAAAAAGTGCATGAAAATCTAGCATTCCCACAAACCCCTTGCAAATCATCCTTACGAGTAAAAACGTACTTTGCTCGCTTCTTTGAAACTTGATGATGTGGTAATAAAATCAACCTACTGCAAATGGCAAAAGCATCACAACTTTCACCTGACTTAGTATTGAGAACGTGCAGTAAATTTTTACACACAGCATTTTTCAATTCGACATGATTGCTGGTTATAGAAATTGGCAACGGATCCAAATTAGCATTATACCATTGTTTCTTATACCAATATCGAGCCATGCCGGATAAACTTGCATAATCTACTATGGGCATTTCACTATCTGCCTGAGGATTCAATCTGTACTTATCCAAAATTGTATGCAGGACATTATTACCAATAAGTCCTAGCCTGCCAATAATATAACAAGCACCAACTGACGGAAGAATTTCATCTCTCACTGGATTGTTAGTTTTAGATTTAATCCAAAAACGCGTTATAGCTCGCCTCAACGACATATCTCTTTTCCTAATCTTCCTGATAATGAGCATGACCAACATGACGGAAATTTTCCAAAGATTACCACCCTGTATCCAACTGTTAGGTTTATATCTATATACCATATGTAAAAAAGTAAGAAGAAAAGTGGCTAAAGCTGGTTGTTTAGACTTCTTTGCGAACTTAATGAACTTTTTCAACATCAACATTACCCGAACATAATCTGCATATGATATTTTGTTCAAAATGTGTCTAACCAACCATGACGCTGGAGCAAAGTTTGTGGCTACATAAACAAAAGGAAATACACCTAGCAAATTACGGTATGAGAAAGTGTCATACTTCATGGCGAAAAAAGACAGCAGGGATACAAATCCAATAGTGTCATCTGCTCGTCTGACATATTTCGCATATCCAAATTTCTCATAGAGATATTCCATTACTGGTGTTGCCTCAATAGTTCGAGGCACCCACATTTCCCAAGTTAACAAGCCTTTTGCGTAAGCTAAATCCAGAAGACGAGAAATCAATTTTGAAACGAAATTCCCACACTCTAACGAGAAACCAATACTCAATTTGTTGATATACTCTACTACACCTTCGTAACCACCAATCAAATAATTGACAATAACACTTTCAAATGTAAGCTTCAACGTCTTTTCTACATTCACAGTACTGGTATACTCGAAAATGAATTCATCAACAAAATCATACACATTCTTCGTGCCTGATTCAGCATTGACACTCCTACAATTCAGACAAAACTTATCAGTACATCTAATGATTCTCTTTGGTTGCCTTTTCATTTTTGTCTGTTCCGCGGGAATCCTAGAACAATTTTCACACGTTACTCTCGTAGTAGCAAGACACTTCCTGCAAATCCTGATTTGATCATTTTTGTCATTAAGACATACATACAAACCTGTAAGATCACATTTAAACTACACAATGAACACGGGTATTCACCTGGAGTAGTAACTTTTGGTATACGCCCAAACTTTGAACGATCAACTATGAAGTATTTGTTCTTAGAAGAATCCGTAACATTCAAAACTTCCGG